CCTCCCAACGTGCCAAGCGTAGTGACATACACCTCTGCTCCGGAGTTGCCTCCGGTACTGATTACGCCAAACGAAGGCATCTTGGCCGCATCATCAGCGTCAGCAAGATCGACATCGGGCGTGGTTCCGCTGGTGTATCCAGAGATGTACACAACATCGCCGACTGAAAGTGCGGATGCGTTCCCGTTCTTCGCTCGGAACATCACCGAGCCTACGAGATCCCCGTGGATTTCAGCCCAGCGGAAATCGGCAGACCCGAGGTCCAAAGTCCCATCTGCGTTCGGAATCAAGTCAATGCTGAGACTGCCCGATGTCAAACCGCTCGCGGGAATAGACGTTGCAGCCGGTAAGTTTGTCAACTGCGAACCATCAACCGCAGGAAGTCTCGACGACCCGTCGAGTTGAACAATTTCATTCGCACCCGTCCCTGCGTCTTCCACTGCCGCGGTGCCAAGGCCAGAAATATCCCCGGTTGACAGTGTCGGAATTCTCGCGGCGTCGAGAACGCCAGAGTTGATCTTCGAGGCGGCAAGATCGGGAATGCGGGCCACATCCAAAACGCCCGAGATAATGTTCCCGGCAGAGTGGCTGTGGTTGGTTGCGGGGACACCGAGGTTCGACCTCGCCGATGCCGCGTCAACTTCGCTGAGGTTGTTGGCGGGGAGCATCGGCTGCGTTCCCGGAACAGCAGCCGTGATGTGCCCCGTCGCGTTCGTGGTAATCGAACTAGGGAATGCGTATGAGGCAGCCGTGCCGAAAGCGTCGTGATTGACAGTCGGGGTGACATTGGCGTCCCCCGTGACCGTCAGAGCGGTCCCGCCCGTGACGCTGGTCACCGTACCGCTGCTGCTTGAAGTCGAGTTGATGGTGACATCACCAAGGCCGCTGGTGGGGCTAATCGTGACGTTCGAGCCAGCAATGATTTTCGAGACAGCCGCGGAAGAGCCATCGCGACCAGCCGGTCCCGGGGTCGTAACCTCGACACGGCGAACGATCTGGTTGACTTGGACGATGTTGTCGCTCATGCCGTCACCGGGTCCAAGATGGTGTATTCGCCGCCGAGAACATAGGTCACGATGTCGTGGGGCGAAGCGGACTGAGTCAACTTGAGATCCCAGATCCCAGATCCGGGACTAAGCGTTGCGGTGTAGTCCTTCGTCAAGTTGACATGGATGTTCGGGGAGCCTTTGGAGAGGGTGATGACATTGCCACTGCTGGCAACCTCATTGACCGTCCAGATCACCGAGCCAGCGGCAGTCGCCCGCCCCTCGATCTTGGCGTCGTAGGCAGTTGACCCACTGAGGTCCAAGGCACAGCCAGTGCTGTCCTTGTAGGTGATCGCGAGTTCAAACGTCTCGCCCTGATGGAACTCGATGTTGTACTGCGGCAGAGCCATACCGACCCCCTATGAAAACGGGTGCCCGGTCCCCCCGAAGGGGGACCGAGAACCCGGAGTGGCTAAACAGGATCAGGACGCGGGGGCGGTCAGGTACAGGTAATCGACCGTGAGCGATCCGAGGTTGACGTTGGTCGCGGCACCAAACTGCATGACGCCACACGCGCCTCGGGCCGTCAACTTGTATTCCTTGATGAGAATGTCATCGATGAAATACTGAACCCGGAACCCGCCCGAAGCAGTCGGAGTGCAAACGCCGCTATAGACGTGGTACTCCGTTGCGTCGAAGTCGGCAAGACCCGTGACGGTCGAAACAGTCACGTTGTCTTCCTTCTCGTTGGTCCCGTCATCGAACGAACACTGCACCACATCAGCAGCCGCAGAGGAACCCTGAGTGAGTTCCATGCAGAAGTTCGTGGCCTGAGCCGGGAAGTTGGCAGCAGCCGCAGCACTGGTGGCAAAGCCGAAACTGGCCTTGTCATTCGCCGCACGAGTACTGCTGACCTTGGCACGAAGGCCAAACGCAATGTCGCCAGCGATCATCGAAGCAGCGGTGACCTGAGTGTTGCCAATGACGATGCCGGAAGCAACACCGTCGTCGTCAATCAGAACGGCATGGGCATCGGCAACGGAGAGGGCGGCGTCGGTGGCAGTGACGCCATCGAGCGTAACGAAGTCGGTGAAGAAAGAAGCACCGAGAGTGGGATCCGCGACGCGGGCGAGGGTGCTGTTCGGCCCCTGACCGCCTCGGTTGTAGGTAACAATGGTAGACATGATGTCATACCTCCTTGTTTGAAGTCAGATGGATCAAGCACCACCGAGGATGAGAGCGTTGCGACGACGATCGACGCACTGAAGGTTCATCGTGAGATCGACGTGAGTCGTAAACACGGTGTGCTGGTTCGGAGCGGTGTCCGGACCGGTTTCCTTCATGTACTCGCCCGAGAGAAGGACGCTGCGGAACGAGCCCCACTGGATCATGTAGATCGGTCCAGCACTGTTGTCGATGAGCGAACTGCTATCCAACTTGGGAACGTACATGATCGGAACACCGCGGAAAGTGGTCGTGCCGTTCGCGTCCGTAGCCACGTCTCGCGAAACGATCTTGTCGTTCAGGCGATCCTGAAGAACCTCAAGACCCGCGAGGGTGGAGTAGTTGGTGTAGATGCCCCACTTCTCGGGAGTCGGGTTGTACGACGGGTACGAAGCGTTCGGGATCGGCTTGAAGTTGCACTTGATGTACGCTTCCTTCATGGCCTTGAGAACGGTGGGCTGATTCATCGCGAAGTTGGTGGTCGAACCGCTGGCAAGAGCAGACACCGGATCGGTGACATCAGCACTGGTGAAGTAGCCGAGGCCGTTCTGCCATCGCGGAACGTCGGTCGGGTTGATTCCCGCGACCGTGGTGAACCCGGACGGGACACCGCCGCCGAACGAGAACGAACCGGCAGCACCGGCGGAAGCACCAGCGTTGTCCGAGATCCAGTAGTCAACGCCGTTCATGTCCTGAGAGGCATCGTTGGCGGGCTTGCCCCAGAACTGCGTTTCGAGATGCTCGGTCAGCGAGATCATCGCGTCGTTGCGACGAACCTTGACGAGGTCAACGATGCGACGGGGATCGCGGTTGAACGCGATTTCGCGACGCTCGATGGCGTAGTTGACAGTGGTGTGCTTCCAGCCGATCTCAGCGGTGGACATCACATCACCGACGTTGAGATCATCGACGGCGAACAGGCCGGTCTGCTTGGCAGCACCGCTGTTGTCCGTCATCAGGTTCCACTGGATCGAGGGGCCAGCCTCGTACGAAACCGACGACTCCTGAAACAACTTGCTCAGGGCCACATGGTACTGAAGGTCGGTCGAAAGATCGGTGTACTTGAGTTCACCGAGTTCCTTCTGGGTCGTGGTGATCAGGTCACCGAGATCAGAAGCATTGATAGACATGGCTGTCTACCTCCATTGCTATCGACTGATTCCGCGGTCTGCCATCATCCTTGCAACTGCACGGGCTGCCCGATCTTCGGGACGTTCGTTGATTGCGGACTTGCCAGTCGTTTGGGCACGGCTGACGAATTGATTCTGGCGACTCTGGACGCGGTCGAGAATTTGTTGTTCACGGGCCTCGACCATCGAGGCTCCGAACTCCATTGACACCGCCTTCTCGAAGAGTGCGGTGTCATCTGGGACATCCTTGCCCTTTGCCTCGTAACCAACCCGGATCGTGTCAATCGCATCCGTGATTCGTGACTGGGCGTCATCGGCCTTCAGGACATCCCCGTACTTGCCACTCTCTGATTCCCAGACAGCGGCAAACTTGTCAGCGGTCTTCGCCGCCACGGTGGCCTTCTCAGTCTTGACACGCTCCTGCTGGAGTTGCGTCTCAAGCCCTGCCACCTTCTCAACCAGTGCCTTGACGCTGGTGGCGAGTTCTTCGTCGATGTATTCCGACAAAGCCTCTTTCATCTCAACCGGATTGGCGGGCGGGAGTTCATCGCCCTCGTCGGCTGAGGAATCTGGTGCCACCGGAGTTTCTGGCTCTGGCTTGGTTTCTTCAGGAGGAGCCTCGGACTCGGTCGGAGTCTCGTCCGTCAGCGGGGTCTCATAAGGATCCCGATGGTTGAACGTAGGACGAGGCGTTTCATTTCGTTCTGCTTCTGAGTCAGTCATATCCATTCCCGTCTGCTCGGCCAGTAGCCTTGAGGATCTTGCGACGCTGGGCGTTGTTTTCCAGTTTCATCCTACCATCGGAGGTGAACTCGACATGCCCGCACCCCTTGGCCCTCAGGTCTTCCTGAGTCTGTTTGACCAGATCCGGGTGGGTTCCCAGCCCGTCACTATACATAGGCCAGCCCTTGGCCGTTGACACACGGGTCTTCCCCTCGGCACCGTAGTCTCGGGTCCACGATTCACCGTCGATCACGATGTCATCTGTATCCCCCTGACGTTCCATCATTTCACTGATGGTCATGACCATACTTGTGGTTTCGCCGGTCTTCTTGTTCTTGTAGTGGTACTGGGGCATCAGCCAAGTGGTCCTTGCTGGGGCTGGTCAAGTGCCTCTGCACCCGGGCTCGGGTTGGCACCCATCAGCATCTGGCTCATGGCGTTGTCCCGGAACGCCCGGGTTCCGCCAGTCGGCACATTTCGCCTGACATACTCACGCTTTGTCACGGGAGACTTCCCGCCCTGAGGCTCGGTGTTGACCATACCCAGAAGGTTCTGGGGGTCAAGAGGAGAACCCATTGGCGTAATCAGGTCCGCCACCTCCTCAACCCCGGTCAGGGTTGCCATGTGAGCGATGTAGGCAGGCACATCGATCTGGATCCCCTGCTGCATCAGGTTCGGAGCCATGGGCATCAGCATGTTGTTCATCAGGTTCGACATCGTCTGAACTCGGTCAGCCGAAGTGGTTTCCTGAAGACTGCTGGGCTGAATCGAGAACTCAAGGTCGAAGAACTCTGACTCCTTGCGATCCTTGGGCTTGAGCGGGATCTGAACCTCGATGCCCGTGCCACCAAGATCCTCTGTCAACTCGTAGGTCCGAGCCGGGTCATGCCAAGCCCAGAGACCAATGGCCTTGACAACATCCCCGGTGAACTTGGTCACGCGGGCCTGCATGTCCTGAACCTTCTGGCTTGAAGACTGCTTGATCAGTTCTTCCTGACCCAGAGTGTCAGCAACGGAACTCAGGCCACCGATGGTGTCGAGGTTGCCGCCGACGTAGTTGAACATGTCCCGGAGTTGCAGAAGGAAGGCAAGACTGCCCTGCTCTGCACCACCGAACTTCAGTTCTCGGGTCGCCTCTGGCCTGTCGCTCCGGATCATGTCCCCATCGCTGGCGGCGATGATCCGTTCGCCATCGTCCTCAGCCCCGGCTGCAACGATGCCGATGGTCTTGGCCCGATCGTTCTGCCTGACCAACTTCCGCATCGTTCGGTTGGCTGCGTCGCTGAGATCGACGAGAGAAGCGGCCGGTCCGAAAGGCATGACCTGCCCGGGCACATCTTCCAAGGACAGGATGTGGTACGGACCGAACTCGGGGCCGTCCCACTCGACTTCCCGGATGGTTCTTTCAAACATCGGGACGCCTTGGTCGTCACAGCAGAAGGTGAGAACCCGACCCTCAAATGGAAGGTAGATTTCCCACATCTCAAGAACGGGAGTGGCCCGGGTGTCCTCGAACGGCGAGTCGGTCGATCGTGACACGGACTCAACCTTGGTGTCGCCGTACTCGTTGTACATCGAACTTCTGGACTCAGAGACCATCTTCCCGTCTCGGCCGAAGTCGTACAGACCGGAGTCCAGTGCCATCTGCTTCGGAACCGTGAAGCGGTTGCCGATGAACTGCATGGTCTCCCAAGACTTCGCACGCATGTCAATGACAAGGTCGTCGAGATCAATGCAGTCAGCGAAAGGAAGACCGGCGTCGTGAAGAATCCCGTTCAACTCCGAAGCCTTGCCGGATGTCAGACCAACCTTCATGACTCCAACCGAGAACAGTGCGTCAAGGACGACCTTTGACAATGACTCCTCGAACCGCATCTCTTGCAGGATGTAGTTCAGCATCATCTCGGCCTTCTTGGCCGTGCCACGACGTTCCTTGCGTACGGCCCGAACCTTGGCGGTCGGTCGGCGTGCGGCCAAGTTGCGTCGATAGATGCCGATCGCCATCTGGAGAAGGTTGACCGGGTGGGCCTTTTCCCCCTGACCATCGCCGTAGTTTCCGCCAACATACGACTTGATCGCCTGATACCGACGCTGCCGGAACGGGGTCATCTTGTCACGGGAGAACTCGAATGCGGTTCTCAGACGGTGGAAGTCTTCGCTCATGTCCATCGAACATTCCTCTCTGCAAGCCGACGCCTTGAATCTTCCCTCCTAC